ATGGTTTCAAACCCATTCGCTGAAGGCACCACACAGGGCCTTGGCCGTCTGAAGATTAATAGCAACCGCTATTACAGACGTGTAGGTGTGAAAAATCTGATGTAATTTAATATTACATTTTGTTTCAACCAAGTCCTCCTCTTGCAGGAGGACTTTTTTTATGCTATCATTCTGGAACGCAGTCTTTATAAAATCTCCACCTCCCTGGAGAAAGATTGCAAAGTAGGTCTATCAGATTTCATTGATTCGGTCTATCTCGACAACAAGAGGTTATTATGCGACATTCATTCAAAACATCTTTAAGCAAAGAGGCTCAATTTATTAAGGAGAAAAGGCATCTTCCTGTTCTTAACCAATTGAATAAAGAATTAGCATCTGAGCATTCAGTTGCTGTTTATGGAGGTAAGGTAAAATTAGACCATGAAACTTATAAAGAGTATTATGGTAATAGTAAAGAAGAGAAGGAAAAGAATAAATTAGGCATTGATGCTGATTGCAATTTAATTAGTTTATCAACTGGTAAATTTATGCCTGGATTTGCATTGGATTTTAAGATTCGTTTTACAGCATATTATCCATTAGACTTTGCTGCAGAAACGGTAAGTGTGGATTATAATAATACTCCTGGATGGGCAGTAGATCCAAAGAAAAAGACTGATGCTTATCTTTATATAATTGAACCAATTAAAAAGGCTATTTTTGTATTACATGGCGAATTGAAGAAAGCAATTAAGGAGGGTAAATTTAAGGATATTGAAGAAAAGACATCAAGTAATAAAGGATATAATACTAAGTTTATTCCTATTGAATTTAATAGATTAAAGAAGGAATGTCCAGGTACATTAGAATTTAATTATGATTAAATTATATAATGATGATTGTATGAATATACTCCCGTCTCTTGCGGATGGGAGTATTACTTTAACGTTAACTGATATACCTTATGATGAAGTTAATCGTAAGAGTGGTGGACTAAGAAATTTGGACAAGAGTCGTGCAGACATTATTACATTCCCCTTAGATGATTTTATCGATGAAATTGTTAGAGTAACTTCAGGAAGCATTTATATATTTTGTGGTTCTGTTCAAGTGTCGCACATTCGCGATAGACTTATCAGTTATGGATTATCTGTAAGGCATTGTATATGGGAAAAAAGTAATCCTTCACCTATGAATGGACAACATATGTGGTTGTCTAGTATTGAAAATTGCGTTTATGCCAGAAAGAAGGGTGCATATTTTGATATTAGAGAACGGTGCAAATCTGCTGTTTGGAAATGTCCAACAGAAAAATATAAAGGACATCCTACCCCTAAACCAATTGAGTTAATGGAAAGGTTAATTCAAGCAAGTTCTCAATCTGGAGATACTGTATTTGATCCTTGTATGGGTAGTGGTGCTGTTGGTATTGCAGCAAAAAGAACTAGAAGAAATTTTATTGGTGTGGAATTTGATAAAAAATATTATAGTATAACCCAAGATAGGATTGATAAAGCAATAAAGGGAATCGGCGAAAAGAAAGATATATTTAGTTTTACAACAGAAAATTGACATGATAATGAAAGGGTGTTATTCTTAATACAGGTGGAATCAAACTTCATTGATTCTGTCTAACCATCCTATACAAAGGTTATTATCATGCAAGAACTAATTGCACAGACTCCCCTTGGAATTTGCGAAGTTCCAAATAAGGAGTTATTTTTTGGTAGAGCACTGCGAAGGCGCATCTTCCGTTGTGCTTCTTACAAGAATACTATTATTGAGGAAATTGCCAACATTGATACAGGTGGCAAAACTCTTAAAAATAAGGCACGTTCAGGTGGTCTTATTATTGAGAAACTAAAAGAACTAACAGGTGAATTTATAAAAGGTATTAGATATGATGAACCTCTTCCTATTATTGTAAAATGGAAGGGAATTTATTTTCTTATTGATGGGTTTCACCGTGTTTATGTTTTAAAAGATCTAGGTCAAGTTTCATGGGCATTTGATTACTATGAGATTAATGATGGTTATGATATTGAAGATCTTTATGATGAGATTGGATTAGGTGCAAATAATCATCCACCAAGTTCTAAGGCAACCCGAAAGGATTTTTTAACTCGTGCCGTTAAATGGGCTAAGAGAGAAGCAAAAGCAGGTAGAGAAGTCTCTAAAGAAAAACTAATAGAGTGGATTGATGGTATTGAACACTCTTTTACTGATAAAGTAGTGGAGAACATTGCTAATGATGTTATTCATGCAAGACATATTGACAGAACATTTGTTAGTTTTACAGATGAAGCTGCTGCCAAGTATCTAAAAGAAGATGATGGTAAGTATACTTCTGATGGTGAAATTGATGAGCAAGGATTTGCAGGAAGACTTGTTCGTGCTGAAGCAAATGGAACTTACGGACCTCGAAACTTTACGCATATATTAAAAGATGCAAAGAAAGGAAAGAGGTCCAAAGTTCATGTTTATATTCCATCAAATAAAGTTAAAAAGGAAGGATCCGATCATCTTAAATGTGTAACTGATACTAAAAAAGAACTTAATGAGTTCTGGGATTGTGTGAAAGCAATGCACTATAAATTGGTAGAAGATCCTAATTACTGTCCTTTTGAGTTTGGTGTAAGACCTACTCAAATTTTGGAAATAGATCCTGATGGTGGGGTAGTTGAACTTTGAAATGATTGAGAGGGTTAACACCCTCTCTTTTTTTGTCTAAATACCATTACGGAGACCTGTATTCAAACCAATGAACACTAGCGGCGCATCATTTGATCATGACGGACAATGAATCAAAAATCTTATTTACAATTTATTGAAGACGCTGCTAGAGAAAGGTTTCAGCGTGTTGAAACGCAGCAAAAGGCTGTTACTAAACATCGTGAAATGACCAAATCAAAGATAGAAAAACAACGTGAGGTGGAGGCAAAGAAACGTGATGAAAAGGCGGAGAAAAAAGCCAAGGAAGTAGAACGTATTGCAATGAGAAAAGAAATTGAGAAAGAAGTTCGTAACGAACTAGGTGCAAATTAATGGCTAAAACAACAAATCCATTTGATAAGCAATTAGAAAATAGGAATTTCCTATCTCCTATTGGGTTTAAATTTAGTTTGGTCAAAGCACCTAAAGTAAGTTTCTTTAGTAATACTGCTCAGATTCCTGGATTGACTATTGGTGTAGCCAATCAACCAAACTATTTGAGGGACATTCCACGTCCTGGTGATAAGATGGAGTTTCAGGACTTCTCATTAAGATTCTTAGTTGATGAGAATCTTGAAAACTATATGCAGATACAGAACTGGATGAGGGGACTTGCTTTTCCAGAAACCAGACAAGAAGTATTTGACTTAAGACAAGCAAATACAAAGGGGTTACAGAATCAAGATAGTGATAATTTAACTTGTGATGGTACACTATTTGTATTAGACAGTAGCAATAATCCCCAATTTATGGTAAAATTTAGTGACCTATGGCCAATTGATTTAACCACTCTTCAGTTTGATGCTACACCTGGTAGTGTTGATTATCTTACTTCAGAGGTTACGTTTAAGTATACTATCTACGAAATAACGGACAATCAAGGCAATCGCCTATGAATCTTGAAACTTTGCAAAGTATGTGGGAGAAAGACTCACAGATTGACTCAGATAATCTTCACACAGAATCATTAAAGATACCAGCATTACATGCTAAGTATCATGATATGTTTAATAACTTCTTGTTGCTAAGGAAGAAAGCAGAGCAACAAAGGAAGAACATTAGGCATGAGAGATATGAATACTATTCTGGTAAATCTGATCCAGAAGTGTATGAGAAGAATCCCTTTGGAAAGAAGATAAGGGATAAGGATACTATGACGAAATATCTAGACGCAGACGAGAAACTCAGGGATATTAATCTTAAAATTGACTACTACGAAACTCTCCTAAATTATATTGAGAGCATCCTTAAACAGATAAACAATAGGACTTATCAAATTAAGAATGCGATTGAGTGGCAGAAATTCATCGCTGGTTATGGTTGAGATTGAGAAGAAGAATGAAGTTTTCCTTAGGATTCTGGCGGAACCACACGTCTATCAAGAACTCTCAGAGCATTTTACGTTTGAGGTTCCTGGTGCCAAGTTCATGCCACAGTATCGCAATAAGTACTGGGATGGGAAAATTCGTCTTTTCTCTACAGCAACCGGCGAAATATACGTTGGTTTATTAGATAAGATACTTTCTTTTTGTAAGAATTACGATTACGAATATAAGTTTCTAGATAACAAATATTTTGGTACTCCATTCGAAGTCGATGAGATGATATCGATGGAGGGTGTTAAAGATTATATGACTGCTATTTCACGTCATTCTCCAC